CCTCGATAAAATTCTGTATAAAGGCTCTAACCCCTATTCTGCTACTAATAGAGATATTAACAAATTCAAGACTAAGATGAAATTGGATCTCATTAAAAGAATCCCTAAAAAAGGATCTAAAATAATAGCTAAAGAGGGTACTTTTAAGAATCAAGAGGGTACTGTTTTGTCGGTAAATACAAGGAAGAAAACAGCAATAATTGAATTTCGTAAGAGGACAAGAATAGTCACAGCTAAATTATCAGTTATAAATTTTGAACTGAAGGATGATTAATGCATAATTTTATTATAGACGGCAATAACCTTGTTTATCGGTCCCATAACGCTAACTTTGAATTAAAGACAGCTGCCGGTCTTTTTTCTGGTATGCTATTTGGATTTACCAGAACGTTAGTGTCTTTAAGAAAAAAGTATCGAGATTTTAATTTTTCAGTGGCATGGGATAATCGTGCTAAAGAAAAGTTTGAAATACAGCCCGATTATAAAGCAGGGAGATCATCGTTACCAGCAGCTGTTTGGGATCAAGTATCGGATATTAGGGATCTTTTAGAAAATACGGGTGTTGATCAGTATGAAAAAGAAGGTCAGGAAGCTGACGATGTTATTGCAAGTTTATCAAAAGAATTCAAAAAAGATGGAAAAGTTTATATCTATACCAACGATAAAGATCTATTACAGTTGGTAGAAGATGGTAAAGTTATTGTATATAAGCCAAAGGTAGGAGTTAATCCTGAAAAATTTTATGATGAAGAGGCAGTGAGGGATCTTTTTGGAGTTCCTCCAAGAAAATTGGGGATATATAGAAGTTTTGATGGGGATGATAGTGATAATATAAAAGGTATCTCCAGGGTGCCTAGAAAGATTGTGGCCAGTTTAGTAAATAAGTACTCGAGTATAGATGAAGTTTATGCCAATCTTTCTGAAGTTAAATTGACTGATTTTCAGAAAGGATCCTTTGAAGAAGCTAAAGAGCGTATTAAAAAGAATGCCAAGATTGTCTCTCTTAATAGGGACTTAACTGAGATAAATAAACGTGAAGCTTCTTTTAATAAAGAAAAAGTAAATACATTGTTAGAAAAATATGAGATTAAATCTTTGAAAGCGGATGATATAGTAGAATTGTTTTTGTCCACTATAAACATGAGATATAGCGATCCTATGGAGGGGGTAAAATTAGAATTTTTTAGTCTCTTTGGTTAATTTTTTTAAATTAATAGCAGAAGGGATGGCGGAGGATCATGAATAAAATAATAGACAGGAATATGGACCCTTATGAGTTACAAAACAGATTTTGTGACGATAACGACAACGAATTTGATGGAGAAGTCCAATTATTAAATTCGGTAAGTGACAGGAACCTTTTTAGATTTGAGGATTTTGAACCGTTCATACAGAAGCTCCCGCAGAGGGAAATAGATCTTATTGAGATGTATTATAAGGATAGGAAGAAGCAGAAGGAGATAGCTGATTTTTTTGGAGTTACGCAAGGAGCCGTCTCTCATAGGTTATCTCGGGCTGAGAAGAGATTAGATTTTCTTAAAAAAATGCCTAAGCTTTCTGAAGATATTAGAAAAATTTTAAATAAGCATTTTATTATTTTTGAGATAGATCTTATTAATTATATGATTGAAACAACTTGCCAGTCTAAAACAGCGGAACTCTTAAATAAAAAGTATAAACTACAAGGTAAAAATGTAATGACTCAAATTAAGGTCAGGCATAAATTTGATCGTTATATAGATAAAATGAAAAAACTTAAGAGGACATATAAAGATTTAATGGATTGTTATAAATTGGCTCAATATATAAAGAATAACCTCTATATGCTTCACGAAGTGGTACTCCCCCACTTTGACAAAGGGTATAAAGTTAACTATAACCACCGTTAATTAAAAGTTTGAAGTTAATAACCTTTTCATAATTTTTCACCATTAGAATTCTAAAAGTATCAGTAAAATTCTAATGGTGATTTTTTATGTATATTTCTATAGCAAATAGAGTCCGTAAATTAGCTAGAGTCATGATAGCTGATAATCCTGACACGGATCAATATACGTATACAAATCCTAGCAATGATTACCCCTCAGATATAACCTATGACGTATGGCCTGGCGAACCTAGTAATAAATTAAATGATCCCGCTTCTAAGATAGATGATTTAAAGAAAAAATATGATATGCATTTAATAGGCCCCGGGCCTATAGAAGATGATGAGATCCATGTAGGTGAGCGGCCTAGTTTCCTAGAAGACCCTGATTCTCCTAAGACTGATGATCAAAATAAAGTTCAGGATTTTGTAACGTCAAAAGGGGAAGAAGATTCTGATGTCTTAGATAGAGAGACATGGGTCGGAGAAGGTATAATAGATCCTTTTAGTTTTTAATTATTATGACAACTATAGATGGTATCCCTTTTGAATGTATTAAGTGTGGCAGATGCTGCAAGTGGAAAGGGTATGTTTTTTTATCTAAGCCAGATGTAACGAGCATGGCTAATGCCCTTACTGATGAAGATGAAAATGAGTTTTTAGATCAATATACAAGGATGCTTGATAAGGGTAAATATCTTGTTTTAAAGGACAAGCCTGATTCAAGAGAGTGTATGTTTTTAGAAAATAATGAATGTTCCATATATAAAATCAGACCAGAGCAATGTAAAATATTCCCTGTAAGTTATACGGAGGAATGCCCTGGTTTTATGATAAAAGGAGATGAACCTATGGATAAGATGTCTGAAAAAGTAACAGGAGTACAAGAGAAATTGTCAACGGATAATTTTGAAAAAGCCGTTACAAATAATCTCTATGAAGATCTTAAGACTAACCTGAAGGCTGCTAATGTCGCTGCAAGAGCCATAGAAGGCGGAGTCAGTATGTTTTTTGATCAGAGTAGGATTAAAATATCAAGTTTAGATGATTTATTTGCTTTTAGCAGGGTAGACGATAAGCATATAGTCCATAAGTCTACACAAGATTTGTGGTCTATTGAATCGGATGATTCTGGGGAAGTTCATATAACAAGGCTTTTTGAATCGGGTAAACCCATAAAAGGATAAAAATATGGCAAGAGAAAGATTAACAAACAGAATGGTAACAGCAGCTTCTGATCCTAAAAAGAAAAAGGAAAAAGAAGAAGGTGCCAGGAATTTGGATGGCTTTGAATTTGATAAATCCAAAGCAAAGATTCTTAAAGAATCCCTTCATAATATGAATGTTGCTCTGGGGACGCTTGTTTCAGCTATGAAGGAACTCGCCATACTGAGAGGTTCCGACATTACTCCTGACGGAAAAATTGGCGGGCGAGGATTTATTATGGAGTTCAAGGAAATTAAGAGCGTACTGAGCAGAGTCATTGAGGATCTGTCCAACGTTACAGATTCTATTGCTGATGAGCTTACTAACCCTAAATGGGGTCTTAAGGACAAAGAATTAAAGGTAGTAGAAAAAGAAAAAGAGGATGTGGAAGAAGAGAAAGAGGACGTTAAGGAAAATATTGCTGATAAAAAAATACAGCCAAGCGATACCCAGGAAATTAAGAGAGATAATGATGAAGAAGGAAAAATATTTGAAGAAGTTATCGAAGATGATATTAAACCCGGGGATGTTAAAGATGCTTCTTTTTTAGATAGATATAAGGAGCTTTTAGGTAATAATGCAAAAGATAAAGTTGCAAGTGTGCTTAGCAAAAGAATATTAGCAAACATTTCTATTAAAGATAAATAAAGGAGTAAAAAATGGAACGCGAAAATAAGCCCGATATGATGGATTTCATGGGCGATAAAAATGCTTCAGCAATTAAGGTCCCTGATCTCGATTGGTTGGCACTTTCAGCAACTGATGTGAAGAATATTCCTGTGCCGCTTAATATTGAGATTGTACCCCAGCTTCAGGAGAATTGGAAGAGTTTTAATGACTCAAATCTAAATCTTATAGCAAATACAATTAAATCTGAGGAGATTCCTTCTTCAGATAAAGTCACGCCAGAAACCATAAGAGATGTTGTGTATGCTGCTAAGAAAGATATGATGAAGGGTATTACTGGAAAAGCTTTGGCTCAAAAGTTAGCCTCAACATACCCAAAGAATCTTATTAAGGCAGCTGGAGAAGACCTGAAGAAGCTTGCCAATGAGCAAGGTCTCTTGGGTAATGTTTACATCGACCTTACTCCTTTTGACAGTTGTTCTGAAGCTGCTCGAGTTTTAGGTGCAGGTAAGATTAAGTTGGCCAGATATGTTACTGGTAATCCACGCGGGCATATGTGCTCGTCTCATACTACAGGGTATTGCAAGGAACTCCGTAAAAATGTAGTTGCCTCTATGGAGTATTCAGAAGAGCTTCTTAAGAGTTATACGACACACCTTAGGATAGCAGGTATGATAGGGCCTAATGATGTTATAGATTCTAAGGATCTTCTTAGGACAGTTCTTCTAAGATCAGCGGAGGATAAGAAACCATCAGCTTTAGTAGATCCTACAGTGGATAAGTTTAGTTTTACAACAGTTGAAGCCGATTCAATGATGGATGATTTTACAAATCTTCTAATTAAAGAGGCTTCACAAGTTGAAAAGAATCCTGAATTAACCCGTTTTATGGAAGTCAGACCTGTTCTGGCCTTTATCCAGGATGAAATGCTTAAAGGAAAAATAGGTGGTGATCTTAAAGAATCTATTAATCATAAATTTACCCCTGACATTATTGAGAAGTATTCTTCTGAGATTAAAAGGATAGCTTCACTACAAGGTTTATTGGGTAATGTTTATGTAGATATCTCCTACTATAAAGATGCGGATGATGCCATTAAAGCTATTAAGACAGCGGCAGTAAATCCTTCATATCTTATTCAGAGTTATTCTAAGGGTAAATTTGATGATATCCTTAGAAAAGTTGCATTGAATACTGGATGTGAAATTCTTCCTAGAGATGGGAAGATCAGTAATAAAGTTGCAAGTAGCTACATAGATGATTTGCAATTCAATCAAAGGATTTCTTCCGATAAGGCTGATTATTCAAGAAGAAGAATTGAAGCAGGAGATAATGTTTTAAGTGTTCTTAGGGATGTATTCCTGAATACTATTAGCTATACCCCCAGAACCCGTGAAGGTGGCGTAAAAGCTCATTTCTACCAAGAGCCTGCAAAAAAGTACGCACATAGGGACAAGCTTAAAGAAGCGGTTTATAAAGCAGTGGAGGCGGGTCTACCTATAGAAAGTATAGAGAATAAACTTATACAACATATACCTACAGCAGAAGCTGTAAGTATTGTGAGAAATGTCATTGCTTCTGTTAAAGAAATAGATGCAAATGTACTTACTAAATGTGCCGTAGAGAAGTATCAGTTTAGTCCTGATGTATCTCTTAAGAAAGCAAAAAAGTGTGATGATTGTATCATGTGCTCAACAGCTGGATGCACTAAGCATGGGTTAATTTTTGCTAAGGATAAGTCTAATAAGGAAGATAAGAAAGAGAATACAAAGCAAGACAAACCAAAAGCTAACATAGATACTAAGACTGAAAAAGTCCTTCTTGAAGAGAATCCTGATCTTACCCAAATGAATATTAGGAAGGAATTTGACATGCCTGATTATCTGGGTTCGAATATTAATGTTTCTTTGGAAAAAATGAGAGGTCAGAATAAGCTTAGCATGGATATCAGTTTTAATACAGAAGGCTTAGACGACAATCTAAAAAATTTATAATATTAAATTGGAGATAAAATGGAAGATAATATGAAAGATGGCGATGAGGATGATGGTGATGTGGGTGTTGGTGTAAATATTAATATTGAAGATATCCTGGTTGATCCATCTCTTGAAAAAGAGATTAGGGAGATTGAAAGTAGGTATATTGAAAGGGACATTATTAATCCTCCTAAGCAAAATATTATAAAAGATGTCCTTAGTAACTATAATGCAGATATAGGTCTGGATGAATTGGATAACTTTGAGGATATTGAAAATAAGGGTATTGATAGGAATATTATTAATCCACCTAGACAAATTTCAGAAACCCCTACCCCATCTATTACTATAAAAGATATTCTAAAAGGACCTAAGATAGATGTAAAGCAAGAGATGGTAAAGATGGTACAGGATCAGGAAAAGATACCTATTCCTATTGAACATCCTATAGTAAATGATCCAAGTGAGATACTTGAAGGGACTATTAATCCTGCTGAGATAATACAGCAATTAATAGCAGACCCATTAAAAAATGACGCATTATACGCTATTATAAGAAAAGAAGATTCTACTAACAATTTATTAGTACAGGTAATGAAGGAGATAGCTGAAGAGTTATCATATTTAAAAGCATATAGAAAAGTTCATTTTCTTGCAAATGAAGATGTCTCTGAAGTATCCGTTAAAAGAGTAAAATCATTAAAGATGTTAGTGGAAACTATTATAGAAAAAGAGAAGCTACAAAACGTATCGTTTGACGGTAAAATAGATTTTAGTGGTGAGAAATTCGAAAAAGTCATGGAATTTATTCTTACCACCGTTAAAGAAACTTTTGAAAAAGTCGGGATACCAGAACAGTTTAATGATATCTTTTTCATACAATTAGCTCAAAATCTTGAGGGTTTTGAGAAGAAAGTAGAAAAGATTTATTACGGGACACAGAAAAAATAATGACTATTTCAAATATCTGTACTAACTTCATAAAGAGCAAAACTAGCTCCAAAGCTGCTGCTGAAAAGGATATAATTGAGTTTTGTTCCGCAGAGTGGGGTCTTGGGTTAGGTACGGTTACTGGAACTCCCCCTCTTTATCCTGCTCAGAAATTTATTTTAAAATGTTATTATGGATTGGAATTAGATGGTAGTAGTAATAGAAATATTATAATAAATGATCAATTTAATGAAACTGAGAGATATCGTTTTAATGAAATTGAATATGCAAAATATCTGTTTGATGAAGGTAGGATAAATAAACCCCTTATAGATCATGCATTTGATCATATAGTTTTAGTAGTTGGAAGAAGGGGCGGAAAAACCTCTTTAACTTCTTGTATAATAGCATATGAAGCATATAAACTTTTATCGAGATACAGCCCCCAAGAATATTTTGGTATAATGCCAGAGGATGATATAAGACTTACCTGCGTTTCTACAAGTAAAGAAACAGCCTCTGAGTTGTTTAATAAAGTTACGGGTCATTTAGACAGATCTGAATTTTTTAGAAGATATAGATTAGAGTCTACAAAACAATCTATGTATCTTCAGACCCAAAGAGATATAGAAAAATATGGTAGAGGTAAAAGAGCCACTATATCAATACATGTGGCTCCTTGTAGCGCAAAAGGTGTTCGTGGTCATGGATCTATAGTTATAGGTTTGGATGAAATGGCCCATTTTTTTGAAGATGAAAAAGCTAAGGGTTTAGTTACTGGTAGTGATAAAAATGATAGGTCAATATACAATGCTATAACTCCTGGTGTAGCTAAATTTAAAAGTGCTATCGATAATGTTTTTTGTGGCAAGATTATATGTATATCTTCCCCAAGTATTAAATCAGGAAAGTTTTATGAAGAATATGAAAGGTCGTTTAAATCCGATGTAAATGATCTGCTTATGATCCAGGCTCCTTCTTGGGAACTTGATCCAAATATGTCATCGGAGTATTTAAGAAGTAAATTCAGGGAAAATCCAATAGTTTTCAGATGTGAGCACGGTGCAGCATTTGATGATAGGTTAAAAGGTTGGATAGAAGATCCTGAAGTAGTTCGTCAAAATATTGTACCTGGGTTAAGGTATAAGGATAGATCTTCTGAGCGTATTGCCCATTTTATGGGGATAGATATTGGTTTAAAAAATGATGGTACTGCAATAGTAATATGTCATAGTGTCCAGGAGATAGTAGGGGGTATTAGACAGAATCTACTAGAGATAGATGCCGCTGAAGTGCGATATGCATCATTGGAAAATAAATCTCATTTTGTACCAGATGAAATGGCTGATTGGATAGCAGGATTTACACAGAAGTTCTATATAATTAAAGGATTGATGGACCAATGGTATGGAATGGCTATCGTACCACTTTTGGAGGGAAAAGGATTAAAGCAATTCGAATATAGAGAATTTAATGAAAATACAAATTCAACAGTGTTTCAAAATTTGTTAACACATTTTATTTCTCAGACGATAAGATTCCCTGATGTTGATAAGGTAATGTCTAATAAAGTTGGAGATACAGAATTAATTGCTGAAATATTATCGTTACAAGCGCATCAAAAATCAAAATACATAATAGCTGTTGCAGCTCCAGAACGTGATGGGGCACACGACGACTTAAGCAGCGCATTATCAAGAGCTGTTTTGTTGGCGTCAGATTATAAAAATAAAGGATATGGAATTAAATTTGCAAATGTAGGAACTACTCAAGCTAAATCATTTGGATTGTCCAGGCATAAAGAATTAATGAAAATGTCTTTGAATAGACCGTCCAGGGGATCAATGTCCGCAAGAGACATGTTTAGTCGATCAGTTTATAGTTCAAATATGCGAACAAGATAGGAATAAAAAATGGCAATTATACCTTTCCATGGACAATGGTACTCTGATGTAATCATTTATGATGAACGTAAAAAATATTTTTACATGTGGGCCCGTAAGAATAAGCCTCTCTTAGATGATGAAATCAGAAACATGAATCTGGCTATTGTGGATCAGATTAGAAGATCCATGCAGAAAACTTTTGGTGAAGTCGGATCTCCTACAGAACCATACTCCAATAGTTCTGCTGTAGGTGTTAATAGCGCTTTTAAGATATTGTCGGCTTCACCAGCTAATGGGGGGTCTGGGGACATAGCAGATAATTTTTTGATTACTGGTGGTGGAAATATAGAGAACCCAGCAGTATTGTTTGCAAAAGGTTTTTATGTTTTCCTCTCAGGAAATATAGAATATAATCAACAAAATGATATTGGGAAAGGTTTAACTGATGATGGGTTTACTGAGACTCCGATCCCAGATTTAATTTATTCCCCTCCAGGTATCAATAGAGTCGATATAGTCTATATCGATCTTCATTTTTCTGAAGTTTCTGCGGTACAAGGCCTCAATCAAAGTGAATACCAGGATTTAAATCTCAAGAATCCTATCGTAGGTACTGAAACAGCAAATAGAGCAAGAGCTGTTTTTGATGTACGTGTATGGGAAAATTGGAGATTTACTAATCTTAACGGTACCCCAAGAAGTCCAAGCCAGATATCTAATTTAAGAATAAGTGAAGATATTTTTAATAGTAGTGATTTTCTTGGTTCAATAGATACGGAGATGATGTCTGATCCAAACCCTATAAATAAACATTATAGGATACCAATAGCTATACTCTATCGCAGAGGTGGCGTACATGAAATATATGATACGGATATTGTTAATTTATTAGACCTTTATAATAAAAGGATACTTAGTCTTCAGGAGCTAACTTATAGAGTAAATCATGGTGGGTATACTCAGGCTGATGTTGATGAACTTAACCTCATGAATACCTATGCTGGGTTTACTGGTTTAATGACTCCAAGATTCCCTTATGCAATAGTTGATGAAAGTGCCGGTGCTACCGGAGCAAACCAGGGTTTAGATACAGAGGCTTTTAATTCTAATTCTGTTACTCCTCGAGTCCTTGATAATGAAGGTAAGTTCCAAGTACAGGCTTTATATGTCGGGGATCAGGATCAAAGTAATTTACCCGCAACAGGACCTAACGACTTAAATGATGGGGAGCTTTTAGCAGAAGATATCTCTGCACAGTCTATTTATGTTGGTTATGATGTAGGAGTACCTGGAGCCCGGGAATATACTGACAGAATAAATGTAAATATGCAAGGGATGACCGGGGGATCAGGTGTAGAAATTATTAATGAAACGGGCGAAACAGGAACTGCGTGCGTCAACATTCTTACCAATGATAATTCTATTACCGTAGACTATAAAGGTAGGTTAGGTTTAAATACAGATATTCCTGGAGTGACCGGCCCTGATAGTGTCTGGGATACGGAAAGATTTACAGGAACTTTTGATGCAGTAAATATAGTCGAAGACATAAATGATTCTGAAATAATCAGGGAACATCTGTTTGTAGAAAAAGACACCTATATAAAACGGGATACTTATGGCCCTACATGGAAAATCCCTGGAGTGATAGATAGAGATAATCCTGCTTTATTTGGGTTTACAGGCATGCCACGGGAAGGTGTCACAGGATCCCCTGCAAGTCTTCAGGTGGTCCCCGGGATAGCCGTAAGAGGCGTTACTGGAAGCCTGAGAGGGTACACAGGTACTTACGGGTTCTATGATATCTATGATGCTGATGGCGAGCGTGTAGCCACTATAGGAAGCAAAGGGGACAATTTTGATAGACAAGTCCTATCATTGTATGGAACTTCTGAAAGAAGCCTTTATATATCTTCTGTAGATTTTTTGCACTTGCCTGATAATTATGTTGGTACGGAATTAACCAGCGGGGACCATGTAACATATACAATTACTCTTTTAAGTGGGAATATTACCAAACGGGTAACTCTGACCAATGGTGGATATAGCGGATTATTTGAAGTAGCTGATAATATTAATAGTAATAGTCCGACAGGGGCTGGTTTTAACAGGACTTTTAGTTATCAGTATGCTGTTACACAGGAATTTGGGGACACTGGTCCAATAACTTACATAACAAAAACCGGTGAAGCTTTTGGAGCTGCTTTAAATTATGAAGATCCAGCTGATGGTTTGTTTTTAAGACTCCTTGTAAAATCCATGCCTGAGATAAATCTCCCTGTAGATCAGGTTGTGTTGAGTATAAATAGAAGCGGATATTCCCCCGATCTCTCTGTAGATTTTATCAGATCAGGTGCTTACGGGTCTTCCACATACGGAGGGGATGTATTAGATCTTCGTTTCTTAAAATTTGATTTAGGTGAAGCAGCTGATGCTTTTATGTTTAATGGGGATGTTTATTTTAATGGTGGAGGATTGCTCAATAAAGTTACTTTCAGTCCTATAGCCATATTCAGAGATGACGTTTATATTTATGGAAAATTGTCAGCAGATCGATTATTGATACAGCTTGCTCAATTTACTAATCTTACAGTTGATAGAGATGCTCAAATATCAGAATACTTGAGTGTTTTAGATGGTGTTGCTGTAGGATTTGGACCCTATGCTATTAATGGGTTAAATCAACTTTCATTGATGTTGGGTTCAGAGTATGGAACCAGGTATGACCTTAAGATGCTTATCAATGGCGGGATACAAGCTAATAATATTAATCTTAGGCAGAGCGGTAGTTCTGATTATATAGATTTTGGAGTTAATTGGGAATTGACCCGGTCCAGGCTTACAGCAGAAGCTCTCGTTTATGTTTTAATGAATGGATCTGTTGATCCTAATTATCCTTTTGGTCTTCATATAATTGATAGACGTGGTTCCCCTGATCCATATGGGTTGTTTGTTTTTGATGGTAGCGATGGATCGGGTAATCCTTTTAATGTACAAATGTGGATAAAGGGAGGATTACAAGTAGGTGATCCTACTGATCCTAATAGTACTGGAGCTATTTTAGCAAAAAGACTTACTTTAGGTTTGGCTGCGTCTGCTGTAGATGAGCAGTATATATTATCTCTTAAAACCGGGCCAGCTTTTATAGATAGTCTCACTGTAAATAGCTTACAATTTAATGCTAATAATCCTTCAAGTGGCGCGATATTTACTAATCCTCAGAATATCATAGTTGTTAAACCTACTACGGGTGATGTTACTTTTAATAAGAATGACGGGATTACTCGCAGGAAAGAGTTCTCATTTGATACATTTACAGACCCTCCTGCTATAATGAATAATACTTTAAGTGGGGGTGGTTCTTCAGATTATGATACTTTAAGTAGCGAAGGAACAGCTGTCTGGGCTAATGACACTTTGAGTTTTACTAAGCAGTTAATTGAAGACATGACTGCAACAGCAGGTAGAAATGATGATACTATTATAACAACCGATTTTAATGTTCAATCTTTTTCTTTTTACAAAAAATGGGAATATTATAGAAATAATTTCAGTAGAATTATCATAGCTAATTTAGGAGTTTTAAAGATAACCTGGGTAGGTTATGATAATGTTCCAGCAGGATCAGGTCCTTCTACAGATCAAGATATTGCTATATCTGATTTAATTAATGCCGGAGGTATTAAAGGATATCAATTTAGCTCGTCTCTGTTTAAATCTGATCCAAGTGGAAACAATGTATTTGATTGGCAGAGTCCTACTAATAATTTTGTAACTACTTTAAGGGCATCTTTTAATAATAATAATTATGTTAATTCCATTCTTTATAATCTTACTAAAATGATGGAAATATTTATACCAATATCTTCTTGGAGTGTGAGAGAAATTAAACAAGTTACACCGGGAATAGGGACTTACTATGAAAGAGTGTTCTATTATCCATATGCAAATAGTATACTAAATTTTAATGTCCTAAATTTTGATCAGCAATATCCTGCCACACCTGACAAGGTGTGGCAAGCAGCACTATATCCTCGAATAATTCAGCAGAAGATGTATAGCGTGGATACACAGAATCAGAATGTTAGTAGCGCATATAAGATTTATGAGGCATTGTGGAATGTTGATGTTGTAGTATATCCTGTAAATAGCGGGACGTGTAATAACTTGGTAGGGGATCTGTTGATTTCTTATATGTAAGAGAAAAGGGATGGTTTTTAAATTCATCCCTTTTTTGGTAATTATATACTTGATTTTATGTTCTTCTGTATAATACGACAACTTTTCAATCTCTGATATTCACGTTCAAGTTCCAGCCCCACAGCTTTAAGCTCTTTATTGAATCTTTTTGAATCCATTTTGCTCACTATTCGTTTATATAATTTATCTAATGGTTTGTAAGAATCAAGTCCAGAAGCAAGAAATTTTTTATGGAATTCTTCCGAATCAATTCTATCACAAATACGTTCATATAATTCATCAGCTGGAATTAGGAAGTGTCCTACTTGAATCATTGTTTTTTTAATCATTACCTTTTTTGTCATGTTTTCCTCTGTTTTTAGCGTAATGTAATTTTGTCTGTTTTTTTGTAGTTTCCGGCTTTAAACACTTGTAAATAAGTCCCAGCGTAATTCATAATAGGTATAGAATAATCGCCAGCATTTTGCTCTTTGTTTACGAATCTACCTATTACCTTGCCTTGCAGATCATAATAAGCTATGCTAACAAAACAAGTTTTTGTAAGGTTATAACTTAATATGTTAGAATAATTGTTAATAATAGGCATATTGCTTCTGATTATTTTTGATGGTTTTACCTCAGTTATTTTGAAATAAGATTTAAAAGATAGACTTGTTATATTACTATTTTTTGTAGTTATTATTGTGCTTTCTGGGGTAAAACAATAGCTATTTTTATCAAAATTTATAGGCATTATTGTTATATTAGAACTGTCAGGTATATTGCTTATCAAAAAGGATGCCGTTGTTAGGTTACTCATGCGTGGTGTAAAAGGCTTCCCATTAGTGGTACCTGTAGCTTCTATGTTTATGGATCCAATTCCTGGTGTACCTGAAATAAGAACTGTTCCGCTTATTGTAAGAGAAGCAAAAGACACCACCGAGAACATCAGAATCATCACGACTGTCAGTAAAAAACTCTTTTTCATAAAAACTCCTTGGTAAATGGTTAAATATCTTTCCCTACTGATTATATTATACTTTTTTAAAAAACTCAAGCTTTTTTCTTCACTCATATAATCTCCTTTCTGCCTCCTAATCACAATATACTATTTTAAAATGGTTTTCCCCAAGACTTTTTTTAATAACGTACTAATATTTTTTCCCCTTCTAATAAGTCTTTTTATTTTGGGCTTTTAGGCATGCTATGCCTAAATCTCTATTTTTTTTATTAGCTAAAGAGGTTCTAATGCCAGGTGAGTTAGGTAATGAGTCTGAAAGCCAGCAGCCCGGTTACTATGAACATAGATATCAGCCTCAATCTGAAGTGATGGATGATAATAGATTTGTTCAAGAAGAGGAGGATTCAAAAAAAAGACAGACTCAGCAGGAAAGACTTATCAAAAGATGGAAAAGAAAACTTTATGTACAAGATCCAGAACATTCAAATCTACCTGATGGCGGACCTTCGCCTGGTAAGTAAGATAGGAATATAAAATGCCAGATGTTAATAAGATAAAAGATGATGTAGATACATTGACAAAGAAAATTAAGACTGACCTTGGGACTCTTGGGAGAATATATAGTGATTTCAGCTCTGAAGTTGAATCACGGTTTAAAGATGAGTTTAGAGAACAAAAAGGTAAAATGGATGGTCTCGAGGATTTTTATAGCTTAAAGCTTATTGTTAATAGGAATAGTCAGAGTATCAATAATGCCCTTGGTATAATAACCAGATTAAAAAATGTTTCTGATTTTAATATATCTGAGTTGGTAGATAAGTCAGAAGATAAAATGATAAAAGAATTGATTAAATAAAATTACTTAAAAAAGGATATAAAATTATGGCAGAAAATGAAGTTAGTGGAATTAATGCTGGAGCGGATAACCCAGTATCTCGTACCAGAACAAGAGTTAGTAAAACAGCTTCTACTGCATCGGATACGGCAAGAAAAATGACCAGAGCAAAAAGGGCTGTAATAGTCCAGGACGATACCCCAGCAAGGGCCCAACCTCTTACAGAGAATGAAATGAAGGCCCGGGCATTTAAAAAATATTCAACGACCACATTTGGTTTTAATAGCCGAGTAGCTTATTCAGGTATGGGTAGCGTAGACGTATCTGGAAGCTCTCAGGGTAATTTCTACTCCCCACAGCTATCTACAGACTTCCTGGAAAAACCACAGAACCTTCGTGAAAGAAGAGCTTGGTATAGGACCTTCTATAATGGCAATGAGTTCGTAGGACAAGCTATAGATCTCCACTCTACATTACCTATATCAAAAATTAAGCTCGATAAACCTAAATCTGAAAATCAGGATTTTGCCGATTATATATATGACTTTTATGTTGATATGTGTAATGATCTAAAGTTGACAAAGGTATTATTAGAGACAAGTCATGAGTATCATTTAATGGGGAACGCATTTTTATATAATGAGGATCATGATCCCTATAGTAAAGTAGATGAAGTTGGTAAAGAAGCTTTAAAAGAAACTGGTAGAGCAAGAACAAAAGAACTGTATGAAAAGTTTAAAATAATAGATAAAGATCCTAATTATAAAGGTTTTAGAAAAATAATTATACTCCCACCCGACCAGGTTAGAATTAAGAAAATACCTCTGTCGGATGAATCTCTTATAGAGTTTGTACCAGATCCTGAAACAAAAAAGACTATTCTTGGTATGGTTGAGGGAAATCCTCTTTCCTACGATTATAGAATATCTGATATAGATAAACAAAAAATACAAGAAGATCTTCCTGAAGTCCTTTATGAAAAATTAAAGGATGGTGGAGCAATACCCCTGGATACTGATCCTAATAGTGGGTCACATTGCTACCATCTTTCAAGAAAAAAATCTCAATATGAGACTATGGGTGTTTCAATACTTGAAAGATGCGTAAACACCCTTCTGTATCAGGATAAACTTCGTCAGTCACAAACTTCCATAGCCTCAAGGCACATGACCCCTATTAGAGTTATATGGGCTGAGGGTATGAGCGATAATGATACTGATGTCCTTAGAGAACAAGTTGATTTGGCTCTTGTAGACCCAGATTTCTCCCTTATATCAAATTTCGAGATACATTGGGAAGAAATGGGATCTAATGGTAGATTATTAGAGCTTTCATCTGAGTTTGAGCATATTGAAAATGCTTTATTTGCAGGATTGGGAGTTACAAGAGAGTTGTTAACTGGTGAAGGTACTTATTCTGGGAATAAGATAAATCTTGAAATTCTTAATACACAGTATCTTTTATTCAGGGAGCAATTGATAGAATATGTTGAAAACAATATATTCAAGCCTGTAGCAGTTAAAAAAGGATTTGAAGAGACAGATAAATTTGGTCGTAAGAAGCTTCTTTATCCTCATTTAAGTTTCTCACGATTGGCCGTAAGAGATAATGATGCCTTCTTTGATCAAGCTTTTAACATGTTTAATAAAGGATCATTATCTGTAGATATCATCCATGACATAATGAATATAGATACGCATACTAATAAGAAGAAAATAGAAGCGGATCTATTCACGGTTAATGATGCGAACTTCAATCAATTCCTTCAGAATCTCTATACATCCCTTGGTACTGTTATCGCTGAAAAATATGATATCTCTGATAAGTTAGCGGCATATCTTGGTTTAAAGCAATTACCACAACCCGTAGAAAATGCTGAGGGAGGGGAAGCAGGTGGTGGTCTTCCTGGTATGGGAAGATTCTCGAGTAGTTTAGGTAAAGATAAACAAGCAGCTTTGATGAAGATTATGGAAGCCGCCCTTAAACATCCGGAAAAATTGGATAAGATTTCAAAATTTTTAAACGGGAATGGAACGAATGCGTAAATGTATAACTTATATCTTGAGGAAGGTAGTCGCTACCTTTCAGCAAGATGATACCCCCTACGATAACGATATCGTTGAAAAAAAGTATACGATAGAAAATCCCATAACATCGATAAAGTTAAAAAATCAAGAATCATCTGATGAATCTAAAGGATCTGAAAAGCAAGAAGAGTCCAAAGGATCAGAGGAAAGATCAAATAAACCCCTTATAGATGTGCAGGAAAGAGATGTCCGGGATGCAAAAAGACCTGATATAAAACCTTCTCGTAGGCAGGAATCACATAGGTCTAAGTGGAAAGGTGAAGGGTCCCGGGAAGTTAGAAAAGATTATCAGAAACAATATCGTGTCGATAATGGAAACACTTAAGGAGATATTATGTCAAAAGTACCAAAACCTTTGGTTAAGCAGATTGAGAATTTTAATGAGATCATGGAAGCCTTAAACGGCCTTATTGATGGCAGTAAGATAAAACTTGAGAATTATGACGATGATTTTTTAGAGATTCTTACAGATATTCGTAAGAAGGGTTTAGAGCTTAGAGATCAGATAGAAGTGTTTAAAAATAAGTTAGAGGAATCTGTTTCTGATGAATATGATACTAGCTCAAACTCTAGATTTGCCTCTACAGAAAGAGTAATTGATTCTTTTTTAACAAGTAATGCGGAGTGTAAGTTCTAATAAGTTTCTAATAGTCTATTAATATATTTCCGAACTTTTGAAGTTAATGTCTTTAAATGACATGTGTATTGAAATTAAATAGAGGAATATTATGGCAAAAGAAGAAAAGAAAAAAGTAAAGCCTTCTGATAATAAGATGGTTCAGAATATTCTATTAAAACATCCTGAAGTTATAAATAATGCTCGTCATCTATTTAGAAATGAAAACGGAACTACAATAGTTGAAGATAGAGTCCCTCGAGGTGATCCTGAAAGAGGAACAGTGGGCCAGCCTTTTTGTCAGGGGGATCTTACTGATGCAGATTTACGGGACCTGGCTAAGTATGCTACTGAAATAGTAGATGAAGGCATCCTTCGCTACGATGAAAAAACAGCCTATGAAGATGCTTTACATAGAGCCATAGGAACTAAAGATGGTGGAAAATATTCAGGAAAAGTAAATGCAGTTACCTATGGTTTAATACTTTCCTCTATGAATAAAAAGAAAGCTGCTCCTATAGATAAAAAAGCTAGTGAAAATATAGAAGAAAAAACACATTCAATAGATTCATCAAAGGACCCTAAGGAGGACCACATGTCAAATTTAGGCGAATTGGCAAAAATTGCTGAGTTCATAGCCAAACAAAGTCCGGATCAGATGGTTATACTCAGAGCAATGGTAAAAGAAGCTGCGGATCAGAATGATCCTAAGCGTTGGCAGAAAACCATGGATGCCATAGGTATCAAGGCTCCAAAGGCTAAGAGTGCTAGTGAAGAAGATGAGACTCCTGGGCAGGAAGAAGCTATGAGTGCAAAACATGACGAAGATAAGCCTGATACCAAAGAAGAAAAGAAAATAGAAGAGAAAGCAATGGGTAAGGGTCATGATGAAGACGAACCAGGACACGAAGAAAAAGAAACTCCAGCAGAGAAAAAAACTGAAGAAAAAGCTGTAGATAAAGCCAAAGAAGAAGAAAAAGATGCTTCTTCTCCTATAGTTGATGAGCTCGACAAAATTGCTGAAGAACTAGAGCAGTCTGGTGATTATGAGCTTTTCAAAGTTGCATATCAGTTAGATCAGGTTTCTGATGTTCTACAGGGTAAGAAAACAGCGGCTGCTCTGGAAAGCGAACCAGATGAAAAGTATATGAAAGACGCTTTCAAATCAACTATCCGTCAGAAAGATAAAGATGAAGGATACATGGAGTCTTTTGCTACGGATAAGACCCAGGAAGTTTCCAAAGCTTATTCCAAAAGACCTTACGGAATAGTGAAATAAGTTTTAAAAATAAAGGGAGTCAGTAATGCAGCCATATCCTCCAAATAAGTCTGCGGTAGCTACCAATTTCAAAATTGGTGATGCAGTAAAATGGGTCATTAGTGAAACGCAGATTTCTCCTTATATCGGTGTTATAACAGAGATATGTCCCGGTATCAATAAGGTATGGGCTGAAATGCCTATTGGGGGTAACCAACAATTTGATCCTAGCGATCTTATTTTGGTCCCCCCGGAGCAAGGGACTCCTTTAGTTAAGAAAAATACTGGGTATAGTAGTTATGATAAGGAGAAATCGCATAAGGAGTTTGGTAATATCGGGGATAAAAAGGTCGTAAAGCTTGCTGAAGAACTTTTAGCTAAAAAGTTAAACATTGATGTAGGTATCTATCATATAAACAAGATGGCTTCTACGATTGCCCATAAGTACGCTTCAGAAGTGATTGAAAAAATATCCTCGGATATCCTTAAATGCAAAGATAGTGGATTAACAGATATACAAGCCTATCAAGATATTTATAAGAAATATGCTTCAAAATGCTCTGATGGTTTTATGAAGCATGCAATCCAAAAGATATATGCATTGAAGGAAGAATAAAAATATATGTCAATGCTAAGATTTGGGAATGCAGCTTTAGTGACCAGAATAGTCGATCCATTTAAATGGGTCGACAAAAAAGTCCCTGCCGGTAGAGTTAAAGTTGCTAGAAATATAATAGCTAAGTATGATCCCTCTAAGTGGCTTTTAAGTCATGTCTCTATTATAGCTTCCGTTGATGTAGAGCTTGCAGATCAAAAAGATAAAAAAAGCAATTATTTAATTAAGCCAGAATATTCAGCTTTTGTAAATAATAATGGGGATTCTTGGGAGCGTGAACTTCTTAAAGCTACTTACAAAACTTTTTTAGGTGCTGATAATTATGTAGAGCATGTCCAAATCCCTGAGTTATCAAAAGGGAAAGTAATTGATGTTGCTTTAAGAGAAGTCCCAATAGGAAAAGATATAGATGGTAAAGATCTTACAACCCTTTATGTTGATATCCTTATAGCCACCAATAAGACTCACACTGATTTAATTGAAAAAATTAAAGATGGTACATATAACGCAACTAGCATGGGTTGTGGGATAGCTGGTACAAAGATAATTCTACCTAATGGTTCTATTAAATTTATAGAGAATGTTATGGTAGGGGATGAGGTATTAACGCATACCGGTAAATCAAAAAAAGTTACGGCATTATTTAATAAATATGTTTCAGATGTTTCTTTATATTCTGTTGATTATATAGGTGCTGAAGAACCCTTAAGATTAACTGGAGAGCACCCTATTTTAATAGCATTTTCTGATTCCGTAAAATGTACCTATCAAAAAAGTAGGTGTAGGGTTGATAGAAATCAAAGTATGTGTTCTTGGAATAGTAAGGGTGGTAAGAAAAAAATAGAATGTGGTAGAGATAAAAATACCTATGAATATGGTTTTAAATTTGTTCCTATATCTGAGGTATCTAAAGGAGATTATATAGTTAGAGTTTTTCCTACAGATACAACTGATAGCGAAATTTTTACAGAGGACATTTGTAGATTGTTGGGTATATATGCTGGGGATGGTTATATAGGTTGGCAATGGGCTACTAATATAGATCATATTACTCAACAAAAAACGTATACAAAAAGATACCCGGCGTATATTGGTTTTTGTTTAGGGTTAAAAGAAAAGAAGTTACAAGAAGAAGTTTTAGAACTACTTAATAAAATATCACCAAGTGTAACTATTACAAGTAAGGAAGTTCCTGAAAGAAATGGTTTTTATATAAATGTTTATGATAAAGATTTATCAAAACTTTTTTATGAAAATTGTGGAGAAGGTGCTTGGACTAAATCTTTTTCAGATAAAGTGATGGTTTTACCTAAAGATAAGCAGCTAAAAATTATATCAGGTATGTTTGATACTGATGGGTGCTATCAAGAAAAAACTAATAGCTTACACTATTCTTCTGCCTCTATAAATTTATTAAATCAGCTACATTTACTTCTTTTAAGAAATGGCATAGGTAATGCAAGGGAAAGGGTATTAAGAAAAGATACAGGTAAGAAAAAAGGCCAAGGAAAATATTTTCAAGAAACAGTTACAGTTAATAAAAATTTTTCATTTAAAGTTCCAAGTTGTAAAAATAAAAGTTTTGGTATTGAGCCTAAAATTAAAAAAGAAGATTGCTTCTTTTTTAATAACTATTATTTATCCCAAATAAAGACTATAACACATTTAAGATTTTCAGGTAATATTTATAATTTTTCTGTAGAAGAAGATGAATCTTATTCTGTAGATAATGTAGCTGTTCATAATTGTTTAATTGCTTATAGTCAGTGTTCTCAATGCGGTAATATAGCTGAAGACGAACCAAAGTTATGTAAACATGTACGTTATTTCAAGAATAACTTTTTCATAGATAAAAATGGTGTAAAAAGGATAATAGCCGAGCTTTGTGGAAGAGCTGAAGATCCGGGTAGTAATAAGTTTATTGATGCAAGCTGGGTTAAAAAACCTGCTTTCGAAGGGGCTTTATTAAGAAATCTGGTTGAGCCTTCTGAGGATATATCAGAAAAGCTTAATAAAGCGATGTTATTTCCTTCATTTCAACCTCAGCCTGGAATGCTCTTAAGAGCTGCCTCACAATCAGCAGCAGCTCTTGTAAATGAGATACAAGCTCAGAATGAAGCTGCCCCTGATCCAGCCTCTTCCCCTGCTCCTAAGGAACCTAAAGAACCTGCTGGTGATGATACTGATTTTCCTGCAGCACCAGAAGGTGATACTCCTTTGAAACTTGATGAACCTCCTGCAGAAGAAGCACCAGCAGCAGAAGCACCTGTTCCAGAAGCTCCAGCAGCACCCCAGCCTCAGATCCAAGAGCCTGCCGAGGATGCAACTGTTAAAGAAGTAGAAGATCTCTTTACAAAAAATATCCTTAATAAAATAAGAAAAAAACTATTAAAGGATGATGCAGAGTTAAAGACTGCTCCTGGTGATAAACCAATAGTTAGTGAATCCTTAAATGATAATTTTATAAAAACTTCAGATAGTAAAAATCACCTGATTAAACTAGCTAGAACTACAGGTAATAAAAGATTGATAAATGGTTTTATGATCCTTTCTAATATTGAAAATTGGGAAAGTTTAAAAAGATATGGGTATGATCGTAGAGATGTGTTAGGAATGCTTCATTTCATAGACAAAAACATGTCTTCTAACCCAGTAGGATCTGATGCAGTTTTAGCTTTGTCTAAGATTAAAACAGCAAATAGTAGCCCTCAATCTTTTTTTACTGAGATGATTATAGAAATTGGCAGACAGCCCTCAGTAAAAGAAGCTAAAAAGCTAATTAAGTGGGCTAAAATATTATCAAAATTATAGAGATTTATAATAACCTATTCATATTGAATTTTTAAGTGATTGAAATTTTAGATCGATAGCAATGGTGAAACTGAATATAAAATTATCACAGGAGGTTATTTCATGAGAAACCGCTTAACTTCAAGAGTAGCTGCGGATACAGTAGCGGACAAAGGTACTGGGATCATGAACGATCCGTACCAAGTTAACAATCCGGAACATGAAAAGAATGATCCGGAGATGTCAAGTTATGTTATAGGAGATCCTGAAAAGTTTGGTGAAGGCGTGAATAAGGATGATCTCTGGAAAAAAGATAAGAGAGATCCTGGAACGCACATTCCTGAGATTACCGCTAAGATGGCAGCGGATGCTATTAAAGCTGGTCGCAATCTCGAAGAAAAAGCTGTAAAGTGTATCGTCGCTTCTCAACGTATTCTTCCTGGTGCTGTAGATGCTGTTATTGAAAGCCAAGCGGCAGATCTCATGCAGCTTCCTGACACTATGATTAATTCTCTTCTTAGTCGTCAAGAAGACCTGGCAAATTCTATTGCTAAGGCTGCTGAAGACACTTCTGAAAAAGTAGAAGAAAAAGAAGAGAAAGAAGAGAAGGATGAGAAGGATGCTTCTAAGGCTTGCAAAAAAGAAGATGAAGAGAGTGAAGAAGTAGATGCTTCTAAAGCTTGTAAAAAAGATGATGAGGATGAAGAAGTAGAAGCTGCTGCTAAGAAACTCGAAGAACTCCAGGCCTCAGTTATTAAACTTGCTGGTGAGATCCCTGCTGCTTTGAAGGCTTATCAGGAAGCTCAGAAAGCAAAAAAAGGTGAGAAGCCCGAAGAAAAAGAAGAAGAAAAAGATGCTGGTGCAATTCCTGAGGGTTTGAAAAAATTTCAGGAAGAGCAAAAGGCAAAAAAAGGTGAGAAGCCCGAAGAAGATGAAAAGGATGCAGGTAAAAAAGTAGAACCTGCTGAAGAGAAAAAGGAAGAAGAAGAAGTAAAAGATGCTGCTAAGAAAGAGGAAAAGAAGCCTGAAGAAGAGATCACTTTTGGAGATACTGGTGAAGGCGAAGGAAAAGATGCTTCACAGAATCTTCTTGATGATATCTTTTCAAGCGTTATCGCTTCTGATACGAAAAAGGGAGCAAAGAGTCTTAGTGGTTTAGTTAAGAAAGAAGCTTCTGAGGCAAAAGATCCGTTGGATGGCATATGGAATGCTCCTCCGGACGTTTCATCGCATTTTCAATAATGGATGTATGAATTGAAATAATAATAGGTAGATAGTTTTTTAATACCCGCCAAAGAAAATTTTTTGGGTTGGGTGAGTTTAAATAATCTTAAGGAGGTTTTACTATGATCGGTGAAGCAAGCGGCATAGTCCCAGATCGTGGGATGAATATTCTCTACAGAGTTACCCTTAATTCATTGGGTAAACTGACAGACGCTGGTTTAACAAAGGCTAACTACTCTTCTCTCCAGCAGCAAGCAAACACTCGTTTGAGTTCTTCAACTCCAAACGGTATTCTTGCTGGTAGCGTTGTAGCGGTTGGTGCAACTAGCGGGACAATCGTTGCGGCTAATGCGGATACTCTCACAGTTGTGGGTATCGCTGAGAACAATGCGGTTGGTTATCCGTATGAGTCTTCAAGTGGTGTTGGTTCCGGTAAGTGCCCTTACCTCTCAGGCGCAGGTTCATGCTTTGCAACTGACCTTTATGAGACAGCGACTGCTGCTGTCGGAAACGCATCTATTATGACCGGTTATACTCCTGGTGCCCTTCTGTACGCTTCTGCAAATGGTCTTTTGACCAATTCTACAGATAGTGTTAAAGGCACAGTAGTTATCGGTGTTGTTTTGTCTGCTCCGTCAACAAGTGATCCGTTCATGGTTGTTCAGATGAGGATATAATGGTGAGTGAGGTGTAACAGCCTCACTTTATTATTATAAAACTCTGAATACACATGAAATTGGGTAATCTAAAAAAAGTTTTAAGGAGGTTTTTATTATGTCTGAGATCAGTAACGAAGTCAAACAGCAGCTTATAGGCGATTTCATTAAGACTGCTGCAGGCCGTGCAAAACTTGCTGCTTCCATGATTCAGCCTTTACGTCTGAGAAGGGATTATACCTCAGTAGCACGTAAGGCTTTCTTGGTTGAGCAGCTTCCTGATGGCGCACTCCCAATCTATGACAAAGATCCGAACGTTACGGCCTTTGTTGTTGGTGAAGAGGGCGAGAACATTCTTGCTATTACCAAGCCTCGTCGCGTGATTTTCCCGTTGTTCGAAATTGCATCGAACCCTGAAATTCCGTTGACACAGGTTAAAGAAAGACGCTTCGACCTTATTGAAAGAGCACAAGATCTTGCTAAGGCACAGATTCAGGCTGCGGAAGATGCCAGAGCTTTTGACGTTATGGATGCAGTGTCAACGGTTGGTTTTGACAACCTTGGTTCTGCCTATGTAAATGCTCAGGTTAATGCTACTGCCCCGATCAAGCCCGCTGATTTTATTGATGCTTTCGCTCGCATCGAGACCCATGATCTGAGAGTTGCCCGAGTCTTTATGAACGCTTTGGATTATGCTGATGTGCGTAAATGGGGAAGAGACGTCCTTGACATCGAGAGTCAGGCCAGTCTGTTAAAGACAGGTTTGATGGCTACGGTTTGGGGCGCACAGATCATCGTAACGAGAAAAGTCAACCCCGGGTATGCATATGTATGTGCAGAGCCGGAGTTCTTCGGCAGAATTCCCGTTAGAACCGAGTTGACCGTACTTTCTGCTGACGATCCAAAAGCTCGCCGTATCGGTTTTAGCTGCTTCGAAAATCTTGGTATTGGTTGCCATAACCCATTGGCACTTACCAGAATTAAGATAGCTAGATAACTTTATAAATCATAAGGTTATATACATAAAGACTTGGCCTAATAAGCCAGGTCTTTTGTTTTTTATAAGCTATTTATTTAACTTCATATTTTCCTCTATGTAAACACGAATTTTTTGTTTTTATGAGTCTTACGAGAGAAAACCACGGGCCTTGTGCCCGTGGATGAATCGAGTCATTAAATAGTTTAAAATAAACCTTATATTTTGTGTAAAACAGAGTATATTACTATCAAATGCGCAAAACCTTTAAATATCGTCTATACCCTACAAGACTTCAGATAACCAAGATGAATAATATCCTGGAACTGACTCGTTGGGTATACAATGAAACCCTTGCGCTTCGAAAAAACGCCTGGGAGTCTGAAAAGAAATCCATCTCTTTGTATGATACTGCTAATCATCTTCCTATTTGGAAATCTCAGAGACCAGAACTTCATGATGTACACTCTCAAATTTTGCAGAATGCTCAAATCAGAGTAGACCTTGCTTTTAAAGCTTTCTGGAAAAGATGTAAACAAGGTCAGAAACCAGGATTTCCTCGCTTCAAAGGAAAAGGCTGGTATGACTCTTTTACTTATCCTCAGTCTGGCTTCAGACTTCATCCTGACGGGGTATATCTTTCTAAGATCGACCGTGTCAAGATTGTTCTTCATAGACCGCTCGAAGGGAAAATTAAAACCTGTACCGTTAAAAAGACTCCTACAGGAAAATGGTATGTATATTTTTCCTGTATAGTTGAAACTCCTGAGCCTCTTCCAAAAACTGGTAAGATAGTTGGAATAGATTTGGGTCTTATCACTTATGTTCAATGTTCTGATGGGACTAAAATTGATAAGCCTCGATTTTTTAATGAAGAGAAAAAATCTCTTGCTCAGGCCAAGCGGCGTGAGAATATAACTTTTAAAGCCAAACATAAAAGAGTTTTGGCTATGATCCACGAGAGGATAAAAAACAAGAGAGAGGATTTTTGTCATAAGACTTCCAAGAAACTTGTAGATAAATATGATTTCATTGCTCATGAAGACCTTAACGTTAAAAATCTTATTGAGAAAAAAGAAAATAGTAAAAATATCTCTGATGCCGCTTGGTCTACGCTGATCCAATACATGACCGCCAAGGCTGAAAGTGCCGGGCGGATCATAGTAGCAGTAGACCCAAGGGGTACATCTCAGAGATGTTCCCAATGTGGGACTGATGTTCCTAAGAGTCTTGAAGTTCGAGTACATCATTGTCCTCATTGTGGTTTCAAAACTGGCAGAGATTTAAACTCTGCCTTAGAGATACTCAGACTTGGGATGAAGTCTGTTGAGCGACCATTGCATCGCCGCAAGGCGTGTGCAGCGGTCTGACTCATGGAAGCCACGGGGCTTGTCCCCGTGGAGCATTCACTTTTATGCTATATTAACTATATGACAAAACCAGGACCAAAAATCCCAGATATTTCAGATGAGATATTAACTAAGCTCCTTGTAGAGGATAAAAAAACAGATAAGGAAGCTGCAGCTATTTTAAATGTTAGTAGGAATACTATCGCCAGGTCCCGCAACAGGTTGAATATCCCAATAAAGCCAAAGTGTAAAAAATCAGAGTTCACATCAGAACAGGATGAATATTTAAAAAAATTATATATTGAAGAATCAAAAAATGATTATGAAGTGGCAAGTTTGTTACACATAGGAAGAACCCGTTTAATGTGCTGGCGAAGAAAAAATAATATTAAATCAAAAACTAATAAAAAAGATCTGCCTAATAATATATGTTCTGAAATCAAATCTAAATTGCAAAATGGAGAAACTTTAACAGTTATAGGAAAATCTTTAAATGTAAAAGGATATTCTATAGCTCGTTTGTTAAAAAGAAATAATTATGAAACAGGATTTAGTATTAGATCAAGCCCACCAGGTATTCTTGATTATTCTCTTTCAACTACACAAGAATCTGTATTAATGGGAGAAATGTTTGGGGATGGAGGCCTTGTTAAAGGGGGTCCCGCCACAGCTTATTATCAGTGTGGGCATAGTATAGAACAGAAAGATTTTGTTAACTGGAAATATGATATTTTTTATCCTTTGAGTTGCAGGAAAAAAGAGAATGCTAACACCATAACTATGGCTACATGGTCAAATAAATCTCTTTTTAATTACTGGAAATGGTTTTATCCTACTGGTAGAGGGGATAAGGTTTTATTACCTGAAATGATATCTAAGCTGGATTGGCTTAGTCTTGCTGTTTGGTTTATGGGTGATGGGGCAAGAGATCGTAAACAAGTAAGATTTTCTGTAGGAAAAGATCAAAATTTAATTCCTGTTGTAGAATCTATGAATCAAAAATTTGGAAACATGTTTGAAGCTTGCCTGTATGAAAAGGAGTGGTTTTTAAAAATTCGAGATAATGAATCATTTTTTAAAGAAATATCCCCTTATTTATTACCCTATTTTTCTTATAAGATTCCTTGTGCTACACCTATAATTAATAAACTCAACTCATCAAAAAAATGTCACCAGAAAATAATGAAGGAAGAGAAGTTAGAAGCTGATCTTAAAAATTTGTCTTTTGATCCTAAAACTTGCCCTATTGATGAATATATTTTTTCTAAAGAAGATTTTTCTGATGAAATCAAAGAATTTTTAAAATCATATGAGTGGCTTAAATCTGTTGGTGTTTCTTCTAAGTGGTGTTTTACAATGCGTTTAAAAGGTCATTTAGCTGGCGTACAAATACTGAATGAGCCAGCTGCTTATAGTAAATTATTAGACACGGTTAGTATGAAATTAGAATGCCTTGTTCAGAGGGGTTGTACGGTATCATGGGCACATCAGCATTTAGGGAGTAAGATGTTGATGGCTTCTGTGAATTGGATGGTACAGAATACTGAAAAGAGATTATTTGTTGGATATGCTGATCCGGCTGCAGCAGAGGTTGGGATAATTTATCAGGCGACAAATTTTAAATATTTAGGGGAAAATTTTGGTGGAAATTGTCTTTACAAGCATCCTACGTATAGAAATGGAAAAGAGTTTTCGGCCCATTCTTTAAAAAGGACTAGTATTTTTAAGGCTTGGTGCAAACAAAATAGTATCGCTATTGAATCATCTTGGATTAAGTCTAATGGATTTAAAGATTTGAAACAGATACCCGTGGACATTAAAAATTCCTGGTATGATTGGGCTAAAAAATTAATATCAGAGTCTGAAAAAATTAAAATTTCTTTAAAAGGAAAATATGTTTTATTAAGGGGTAGAGATCGACGAGAGCATAAAATTTTAAATTCTTTGTTTAAAGTAAAGACATTCCCTTATCCTAAAAGATAAATTTAATAATTTTACTTCATCAAAAGGCAGAGACCACCAAATCCCTGCCTTTTTTGTTAACCTTCTAATTTTATATCCTTGACTATGAATGAAAAAGTATTAGAAAGAGATCTTAATTCTATAGCTTTTAAATATAAAAATATTCCTATGGATTGTGATGTTATAGAACAGTCCTATATAAATGAGATGGCCAATCTTCTTGTTGATTCATCGGTAGATGGAGAAGAATTTTATTCAATAATGAAATTCTTTAAAACTTTCCAGGAAGATGAGTAATATCCTTTTAATAAATCTACCTTCTATATTATGCTTAAACCAATAGCCTCTCATATCCGTATTGTTTCCGCAAAAATAAAAGAGAAATCTGAAGATGACCGTATTTATGAGGAAATTAAAGACGAATATAATGTCACGGTATTACCTGGAAATAAAATAGAAAACGTAAAGAAGCTGTATGAAGCTTTAAAGAAGCTTCCTACGCAGTTAGTAAGAGATTGCAAAATAGTGACGATGGATTTTAAGGATTTGGGCCCTTCTAAAGAATTCTACCCTAATCACGGTCGATATCAAAGGGGAATCCTTACTTTAAATGAGAGGATACTTAAAGATACTTCTGTGGAAGTAGATAAACAGACTAATAAGAAAGCTACTAAGTTTGAGCATACTTATTATCACGAGTTAGGTCATGGTTTTGATGAAAAGAAGCATGAGAGAGATAAATGGTTAAGCCTGAAGGATGATTGGCTTGAATTATCAGGGTGGTCTGAAAGCCCTAAACCAGGATATAAAAGATTAATTATTAGAGAAGAGGGTGCTCCAGAATTAAAGGGAGAGTGGTATTATTCTCCTGATGCAAAGTTTTCAAGGTTCTATGGTAAGCGTAATCCGTGGGATGACTTCGCAGACTCTTTTTCGTATATGGTAGCGGGTTTGAAAAGTTATCTGCCTCATAACAAAAGAAAATATTTTGATGATCTTTTAAAAGAATATTATTAGAAGCCATATTTAGATTCACTTTAACATATTGGAGGATTTTATGAAGATTCTGAAGACACTTATTTTGAAGGCAGAGGGTGGTTTTTCTTGGACTAAGTTTTTTTATTGGGTAACTACAATATGTGGTATAGTAACTCTGCTTCCTGGTGAAATGACACAGTTAGGTTTAACTGTTGCACCAAAAATTCAGCATTTAGTAGTTGTAGCCGGTATGGTATCTTTTTTGATTGCTGGTATCAGGAATAGGAATGCATCGTCTGTGATACCTGATCCTACACCTGTTGCACCAGCTGAACCTGTAAAAGAAGAACCTAAAGCTTAAATTTTATAATGTATTTGAAGGAAGAGCGTAATGACTCTTCCTTCAATAAAAAATTGTATAAATTATGCCTAACATATCAAAATATAAAAGTAAGCCTAACTGGATGTCCGACTGTATGAGAATTAATAAAAGTGAAGGCAAAAAAAATGACCAAAGTTTAGCAATCTGTTTGTCCCAATGGAGACAGAAGCATAGGGGGAAAGATGCATCGGATTATTCTAAATATCTGGAATTTTCTCCAGGTAATGGTTTAGAATATTATGTACTAAGGATACCCAAAGATGCCACTCCTCCTAAAGAAGGGGATTCTTTAAAACTAAATGGAGTTGATGTTATAGTCCATTCTGTAAGTACTCCTGATGATATTCGTAAAGGTAGAGGTGGACCTGCTGCTGATAGCTTAGAAAAGGCAGGCATAGGTTGGGATGTTAATTGTTTGCCTAAAGGTCATAAATGGCTTAAGCAAGCCGGTTACTTTTCTTCTTTAATGATTAGAATCGCTGATGATTTTCAGGTGGATATAGATAAAGCTAAAGAAGAGGGTCTTCCTTCAGTTTTTCTCGGAGGATATTGTGAGGATGGTAATAAATGGCGTGAGGAGATAAAAAAAGAGTTCAAGGAAGACTTTTTATTTATAGATCCTTACGATCCAGATTGGGAAGCAGAAGATAATATTTATAATGAATTAGCAGCAATTTTAAATGTCGATCATGTTATATTCTACAGAGGCGGAAGAGGTACGGAAAAAGAAAAAGAATTTATGAAGAATACAGACAGTGACTATAAAAGCTTTGGTAATTTAAATGAGTTGAAAGATTACTTAAAATCATTATCATTCCGTGTAGCTAAAAAAGCATGTATTTCTGCTTATTTGAGAAAGATAGCTTCTCATATAATAGAAGTTAAAAAAATAAGCAAAGTTGCAAAACTAAATGGCTCTTATGATTATTCAAGTTTGCAGATACAGTTACCCGAAGATTTATCAGAATCAGTTGTTACTTGGGGTAAAGATAACATCCCTGAGGAGCTCCTTCATAATAATGAGAAAGAAACTAAAGGGCGAGAGGATGATATTCATGTTACATTAATTTTTGGTATTGAAAGCCCTGATTATACTGAATCAGAGGAAATATTAGAGAAAGAAAAGTCTTTTGATATTCGATTAGGCCTTGTTACAGCTTTTAAAGATGATCCAGATTATGATGTTATTAAAATAGATGTTGAATCG